GCCGGTTGATAGGCCTTGTGCGTTTGCAGGACGTACAATTCTTCCAACATTTACACCAATGCCGCTGGCTGCTCCGCCAGGTGCTTCTAGTTGGATGGCATTGTCAAATGTAATACTTAGAGCAATGTCCATTACTTCATTGCTGTTGTAATCGCCCTGAGCATACGTAGCTTGTTTGATAAAGCAACCTAAGAATTCAAAACTCTCAAGTGCTACTGGTTCAAACCCACCATTTCCACCGTCTAGGATTTCAACACGCATTCTAAATTTGTAATCGATACCTGACTGAGCACCGGATTGTTCAAAGAAATCAAATTGCTTCTGTAACTGTTCTCCGATTTTTCTGCTTACTACACCACTAGCATCATCCCTGACAGTCAGCTTGGCATCAGCAAAATTATGCTTACCTAGAATTTTCACTGTACTGTTGTAAACAGGCAGTTTAATTTCTTCAAAGGTTACATCAGGTCTAGTAGCATTCATTACCTGCTTGGTTAATTCTGTAGTAGGTGCTCCAGCAACACCAAAACCATCTAAAGTAACGCGAAAGCGATACTTTAATTTTGGCATCAATAGGCCCTGTGAAGAGCTTGCCTGACTGCCGGCAATGGGTACTGTAAAATTCTTTAAACTTGCAATTGGCATTAGAATGCTCCTTAATCTTTTTATTTACCTATTAAAGTTTGGCTGCAATATCGCCTGTATTCTTCAATCTTAATGGAATGTAGATAAATTCAACGGCTTTAACTGGCTCAATAGCAATATCCATGTAAAGCTCACTTCGGTCAATTCTTGCAGGAGTATTGTTAGTTTCATCACAGACCACAATGAAGTCATAAAGAGCACGTTGGCCTAACAACTCGAGTAATAGACTTTCGGCTGCTGCTTTAATTTCTCTACGTGTTTGTGCATCATTAGGTTCGAACAAGAAGGGTCTTGATAGAATATCTAATTGTCTGCGTAGATATGCTACCAATCTTGCAACATTAACTCTGTCTAGACTGCTGGCATTTTTAGCACGAGTACGTTGACCATATGCTATCAATCCGACTCCGGTTAAACTTGAAATAGGATTAATTTTGACATCGTCTAAAACATCGCGTAATACCTGAGGAACTGAGGATGTCTTAAATTCTCCCTCAGTATTAATGTACCCCACACTAGTTGCATTATCAACCGTTCCTCTACGAGTTCCTGCCGGTGCAAACCATATATAACTCTTTGCATCACTGTTAATAAAGGTTCTTAACATCATGTGACTTGGAGGAACAACAATATTGTTGCCGGTATTGTCGCTAGTATATCCACTTGGATAATACACGGCCATATATTCGTCATTAGTAACTAAACCGTTATCACCATTGTCAAGGGCCACTGCTGTGTTATTTCCATAGTTACTGAGTGCAGTTCCTGTCGGTGCTAGTCTAAACGGAGTATCACCGATGACAAATCCAGTAATCCCCCTATCTGTATTAAAGTTGACCATATTAGCAATAAGCTCCGGATAACCAGGACATGCAATTAGATTAAAATTCAACGTGTCTGTATCCCTTGCTGCAACACTAGTGTCAATTAGAGTCTTAAGAGCGTTTACCACAACTTGACGTTGCGCTTTTCTTCCAAATACACCAGCACCTGTTTCATCTGTGGGATACTGAGAAACCCAACGATCAATAGCATAGTTAGACATAGATTCGCCATTTCTAACATTGTAACCACTATTGGCCGTAATATCAATGTATCCTCTAACATATTTCTTAACGTTGAAACCGCTTCTACGAGTGTTCCACAATTTCATTCCTTTTGGATACAGCAATGGATCGGGGGCATCTGGGTCAACGTAATTACTTAATCTTAAATCAGACATATTTCCTGCAGTCAATGTTGTGCCGGTTGTGGCATATCTAGCATCAGCAAATAACCAGCCAGTTGGACTAGATTGATCTGTAGTATCTTGTAAGACCCATTTACTGCCAACGGGTTGAGTAGAGTCATAAACATAGATGTCTTTACCGTACATTTCTAGATCACCGGTGTCAACCCAAATATCACCTGTTACTAAAGGAGTTCCGTCACTTTGTTCAGTAGGTTCTGTTGCTAATACAATAGGACCGTTTGCATCAGTTGCTGGGAAAGCACGAGCATATCCTACCCAATAAGTACCAGAATTGTAAAGAATATCAACTTGATCTACTACGTTACTGTACCATAAGGTGCCATCTGCTGGATCAGTATAAGGAGCATTTGGGCGTGCTTCATATACCAACGGTTTCCAATTAGTAATTAGCAGGTCAGTAGTTGTGTTGCTGGTAAACGTGTATAGGTTGCCCGTTCCCATCAGTGTGTTCATACTATAAGGAGTAATCCCTAGTAGTTCTTGTGTAACTGTACTCATAGCGGTAATTTTGATGTCGCCACCGAGTTTATGATTTAGTGTTAAAATTCTACTAGATGTACTAAAACTAGCAGTAACATTAGTTAGAGTAGAAGCAGCACTGATTGCAGCTGGTATCAAAGAACCTAAAATGGTAGTAGTATTAATAGGTGTTACACTGATGGTGGTCAATCCTGTCCAAGAAGAGCGATTAGCTCTGCTTTCAGCAATGTTAAAGGTGTATACAGTTCCGCTTGTGGCATAGACTGATACACTATTAGAAATTACTGAGGTTATTCCTGATTTGTTTCTTCTCCAAATTTTGAAGTTAGCAGTTTCGGCGGTCAAATCATCATAATTGCTGTCGATGAACAATTTGCCAATAGCGATATTTTTACCACCACCTGTTGAATCTAGTGTATAGGTTGCTGTCTGAACATTATTATAGATAGGAGCAGTAATTTTGCTCCAGCTCATGGTAGCACCGTTGTAGTATTTAATGGTCCAGTTTGCACCATTAGAAGGTGTAGTACTAGTAATCCAAACACTACCAGTGGCCGTGCTGGCATTGTAAATAGGATATGTATAATGCGGGCTAATTTGTAAGAATTTACCGCCGTCAAATCCATTGACTACTGCGGTCCATACATTGCTTGTGGTTTTGTAGTAGAGTCTACTGTCATTGTCATTAGTGACGACCATGCAGTATTCCCCAATTTGACCAATGCTGGTGTCAGGAGCTATTCCGTTAAAACTGTTACTCGACGATGTATCGTCAAGCACTATTGGAGTTTTAACTGTAAATTTCTGCGTAGAAGTGCTCCATTCTTTAATACCGAATACGCTGCCTGCGGTGTCAACCCAGTAAGTACCAGAAACTGGTTCTCCTTCAGGAGCCGCACTTTGGGGGGCTAATTGTGCTAGATCAAGGTCTGCCCTGACCACGTATGAACGTGAACTAACTCCTAAACTGCTGTAAGCAGCCTGAAGTCCGTATTCATTCAACTCATTGCCATGTAGAGAATTACCACTAGAATCTGTGTAAAATAAAGGAGTCCCGAAAGTATCGGTTAAATCTCGCTGACTAGTGATTAGCCAAACTTTTCCAGCATTAGCTGATGTTGTTCCTGCGGCAACAGTACCGCTAGGATTAATTTTGTCTTGTGCAGACACAATAAAAATCATAGGGCTAGTGCCCGGTGCTGACGGAGCATAGAAACTTTCGTCTATGACTGTTACGCTTACGCCTGGTGAATTCAGTGTGGCCATTATTTTGATCTCCCAA